AGCGCGGGACACTTAGGACCATGTGTATCGTTATGATATGGCCCTATTTGTTACCTCTACGTGGGCGGTACGCCTTAGACGTCCCACATAAGCATCTTATCTTGCCTTGAGTTTTTAAAGAAATGTAATCGATCCCTTCTTTATTCAAGACAAAACTTTGTTTCTCCAGCATTATTTCGCAATTGGAGAGTCTCAAATCAGACTTTAAATATTTTATCACCTTTTATCTCTTCTTTTTGACAAAATATTCTTTTTGTTTATTTGATGTGTAGATTTATTCGAATCCTCCGAAATACAAAGATGAGAATTTCTTTTGAAATTCTGTGACTCTTTTGTAAATCGGCAAAGGCCGAAATGAATTTTGCACGCAGCAATTCTAAAGTAAACCTGAATGATTTTCATTTAGTTTATTTTCGATTCTTGAAGCGAAGCATGCCAGGAATATTTTCCCTGATCATGGCACAAACTTGATACATTTGTGTTATATGATCATATTACCAATCCTGGAATGGACATGTAACGAGCATATTCTTTTTAGAATAGTACCGGCTCGTAAGAAAATATAAAGTACACGTATCCCACGGCTATGGAACCTAACTAGTTCCACAGCTTCGATTTTAGTTGCCAATTTTTCATTCAACCAAAACCTAACCATCCAAACCCATGACGAAGATATTTCCATTTTGAAATGTCCGTATTGCACTTGTTCTTTTGATCCTGAATATCCTGACGCATTCGAAGAACATTTATTTACATGTGCTCCTATTTCGCCCCATAGGCAATTTAGGCTGCAACTGCGACACTTTGATTTTGATACTGAGATTTACTCTTCTTATGAAGAGTCATCAGAAGATGAATCATCCGATGATTTTTATGATGTTCCTTTGGAACAAGCATCACCATCTGCTTTACTTATTCCTTCAACTAGCTCAGTGACTTGGTCTGAGATAGATGATACTGTTTACACTATTCCTGAGGTTGAATATTATGAATCTCATAGTGATGATGACTCCGAATATTATCCTATTTATTGCGAAGAAAGTATTTTTCTTCAAGATTTGCGTATTCGTTCCATAACTCATGAAGTAGAATCTAATCAATCCACATCTAATGTGAACGATAAAGATATTCTTCATAAATCAGATGCACCTCAGCATTTGAAGAAAAATCGAATGTTGCGCAATGCACTTCGTAAATTTCAATTTTCATCTTATGATGATATTGAACGTAATACTAATTGTCCTCTTTGTTTGAGGACTTTTCATATGTGCAATTGTAAGCACGATTTTAATGTTCAATCTTTTTTGAGCGATTTCTCCGACTTTTTTGTTGGGGAATCTATTCCTCGTGAGTATATTAAAAATTTGCTTATTGATGCTAGTCTTTTGGCTCTTCAAATTTTGAATTCCAAAAATAAGATCGGAGTCTGTGCTTCTATTGTGACATTTTGTCGCGCTCGAAGCAATGATTTCTCTGATGTCTCTAAATTTATTACTTTATTAAGTGATCACTTCTTTGATGAATTCCCTGAATTTGAATCTCAATCCGATATTGAAGATTTCTTCTCAGGAGCTCATGATGTTATGAACACTTTTGAATCTATTCAAAAACTTCCCATTTTTAAGAAGTTGCAAAAAGTTATTCTATTTTCTCTTTCTTTTTCAATTTTTTCTAAATTGGGACTTAGTTTTGATTCAATAGGTTACTCTCGTATGGAGAGTGACAATATTCGTCGTAAACACAAATCTCACACACATTTTGTGAATAGTGTTCTCGATTTAATTTTATATATTACCGAACAAGGTTATATGATTTATAAGTATGGTGATTATTCTGGTGTTTTACATTCCAGTAAATCCTATGGACAATTTTTTGATAAAGTCCTGAAACTTAAAAATCAATTTCCTTTTCTTTGCAATCCAGAACCATCTGGATTCACAGAATCTGAATTTCTTGGAAATTTAAATGCTGCTCGCGAAGAAGGCGAAAATCTTTTGAGACTTTTTAAAGCTCGGAAAGATATATTTGATGATAATGATGTCAAGAAACTCAAATTTTTATTGAGTGATCTTGAGAATATGTGGAATCAATACCACACGAAGACCGCAGCAGCAAAGACGCGTAAGCCTCCTTTGGCGGTTTTATTATATGGTGAAAGTGGAGTTGGAAAGAGTTCTGTTAAAGACATGTTAGCACAACACTTTTGTAATGTCACTGGTTTACCATCAGGTGATGAATATAGATATGTTCGAAATCCTGCTTCTGATTTTTGGGATGGATTTTCAACTCAGCAACATACTATTATCTTAGATGATATTGCTTATCTTAGACCCAGTGCTTGTTCTGATATTGATCCAACTCTAAAAGATCTTATTCAATTAATTAATCCAACACCATTTGTTCCAAATCAAGCTTCCTTGGAAGATAAGGGAAAAACACCTTGCCGACCAAGATTGGTTATTGGTACAACAAATGTTATTGATCTGAATGCTAATATGTATGTTTCACATGCTACAGCAATTCAAAGGCGTATGCCATATATTATTATTCCTAAAGTGAAGAAAGAATATTCTAAAGCAGGAGGAGCATTGGATACCTCCAAAGCACCACTATTCGATGGATATCCTGATTTGTGGACTTTTCAAGTGAAAGAAGTGAAAAGTAGACACATCTCGCGCTCGCATGAAGGTGCAGATATTGTCACTATTCCTGGATGTGAAGAACTTGATCTCAAGGATTTCCTCATCTGGTATAATTCGATTATTTTCGAACATGAAGACAATCAAGCACGAATGCAGCAAAGCACTGAAAATATGAAACAAGTCACAATTTGTAAGGAATGTCATGTTCCTTCATACATGTGTGAATGTTTACGTATGGAAAGTGCACTCTCTGATTTTGGTAACTTTATTACTGGAATCTCCTTATTATTATTTTTAATTAGATCATTGACTTATGATCTTATATTTTATACATCTATTAAGAAAATTATTAATATATTCAACCCCTACAATCTGTGGGGGAAAGTGAAGAAGACTTTCTCCTTTAAGAAACTTTCTGCACGAGAAGAATTTTGTAATATTGGTAGTAAAGCTGCCAATGTTCTTTCTCGACCTATGTTCTTGGCAGGACTTGGTTCAGCAATTTGTTTAGGAATCGGCATTGTGAAATTTTCACAATGGACTTTCAATCTTCAAGGAGCTAAACAATCCAAGCCCATCCCTCATGCTTTTGAGCGTGAAAATCCTTGGGTTAAGAATCCTATACCTGAAAAAGCCCGAGAAGGAACTGCACAAGCTCGTTGTGTAGGAAAGCAAGATATTGAAAGTGTTTTACGAGTTTTTTCCAAGAACATGTACAAAATCTTTTCAGAAGTAGGCAAAGAAGGACAAGGTTACTTCGGTTATATTACTGGGATGGTTGGTAACAAATATGTTGCCAATAATCATACCATACCTAAAGGTGGTTTCTTCATGAAGCTCACTAAAGGTAGTTTCCATGATTCCGGAGTTAATTCTACACGTAGATTTTGGGTCGATGAATCTCAGATCCGTCGGTATCCCGATCGCGATTTATGTATTTTAACCCTTAAATCTCTTCCCCCTGTGCGAGATATTACACCCTATTTGTGTTCCAAAGATTTTGAATCTTGTGGACCTGGTGTCCTAATTGGTCACATGGGAAGTACTATGATGGAGGTGGAAAAAAGTGAAGTTTCAACCACTCTTCATTCTAATTTATTACCTAAATTATCTAAATGCTGGGTTTCTCATGTTGAGCAACCCACCATCCTTGGTGATTGTGGGAAAATTTATGTTCATTTGGGTCCTCAAGGACCTCAAATCATTGGTTTGCATTTTGCTGGAAAAGTAAATACTCATACAACACTTGCAACTCCTTTGACAAATGAACTTGATTTCTCAAATCACGGTCCTATTCAAGGTACCCCTCTGATTTCAGCACCTTCAGCTCAACGTAATTTAATTGAACTTCACAAGAAGGCCCCCGTTTCATTTATTGAAGAGGGAACTGCTGAAGTTTTCGGATCATTTGATGGATTCCGAACTAATATGAAATCCCGAGTTGATGAATCTCCAATTACTCCTTTGTTGGATCAAATTGAGTATCCAATAACTATACTAAGCCTGATCTCCAAACCTGGAGACCGAAAAATATTGCATTGACCAAAATGGTCAAGAAACCCGAAAATTTTCAACAAGATGTGATTGATTTAGTTAAGCAATCTTATTTAGAAGATATATTATCTGAACTGCCTCGAGAACAACTTGATGAGTTGCATCCATTTGATGACTATACAGCTATCAATGGTGCAGCAGGTGTTACTTATGTTGATTCAATTAACAGAGCAACAAGTGCTGGCAATCCATGGAAACGAAGTAAGAAATTTTTCATGAATCCAGGACAACCCAGTGATCAAGCTCCTAATCCTGTTGAGTACAATCAAGAAATTATGGATCGTATTCATATTATTGAAGAAACTCTGAAGAAAGGGTATAGATCGCATCCCATTTTTTGTGCTCATCTTAAGGATGAACCCGTAACTCATGCGAAGGCTGAAGTTGGGAAAACGCGAGTTTTCACAGGTGCTCCATGTGATTTTTCACATGTTGTGCGCAAGTATTATTTACCACTTGTAAGACTTTTGCAAAACAATAAATATGCCTTTGAAGCTGCTCCTGGAACAGTAGCCCAAAGTGTTGAATGGGGTGATATTCATCGCTATTTGACCGTGTTTGGTGAAGATCGGATTGTAGCAGGTGATTTTGCAGGTTATGACACGAAAATGTATTCCTCCCTTATGTTGGCTGCTTTTGACATTCTAATTGAATTGGCAAAAGAAGGCGAATATGATGAGGAAGATGTCAATGTCATGAAAGGCATAGCTGCTGATACAAGTTTTCCATTAATTGATTTCTTTGGAGACTTACTGCAGTTAGATGGAACAAATCCATCTGGACATCCCTTGACTGTGATTATTAACAGTTTGGTCAATAGTTTGTACATGAGGTACATGTATGTGTATCTCAATCCTGAAAAAGAAGTTTCTTCGTTTAGGAAAAATGTGAAACTTATGACTTATGGTGATGATAATATCATGGGAATTTCCCCGGAAATTTCTTGGTACAATCATACCACCATTTCTCAAGCTTTTGCCAAACATGGAATAGAATATACCATGGCTGATAAATTGGCTGAGAGTGTCCCTTTGAGTAATATTGCTGAGTCAAATTTTCTCAAAAGGAATTGGCGTTATGAACCTGATGTGGGTGACTATCTTTGTCCCCTAGAACTGGCTTCAATCGCTAAATCATTAACTGTTTGGAATTATTCTAAAACAGTGAGTGAACCAGAACAAGGTGTTGATATCATATCATCAGCCGTGCGTGAATATTTCTTTCATGGAAGAGAATTATTTGAAGAAAAGTCTCTTATGTTGAAGAAAGTTGTTTCCGAGTTGAAATGGGATCTCTACGTGAAGCCCTCCACATTTCCTTCTTGGGAAGAACTTTGTAAACAATGGTTAGAAAGTTCTCGCAAAATTAAAGGCCAGTGATGGTCTTATTATAAAGCCAAAATCTAAATAAATATATAGTTACCTAATTATTAATATTCCCAAATCTAATAACTTAACTTAGTAATTAATGGATATATTTATTAACGCCACCTGAGTAGCCCTCAAAGTTCCTATTTAGGGAGGAAGTCTGGTCGCACTTCAAATTAGTTCTTAGTATTTTTGCAATTATGGGTTAATTTGCAAATCTTATTATCACCCGCTTTTTATTTTCAAAGTACACAAGGAGATGTGGCAACTCCTGAACAACCACATGATGTTTTAACTACGCAAGCAGAGACTGTTCAACAAGAAGTTATGAATTTCAATGATTCAGCACCCCAAGAAGAACTTTCTTTTGATTATATTCAAGATCCCACTTTTGATGATGGTAATGCTCAAGATCATTCTTTGGCTCAATTCTTTTCGCGTCCTGTTAGGATTGCTAATTTAGTTTGGGCTGAGGGTGCATCTCTAAGCACATCCATTTCACCGTGGTATCTTTATTTTAATAATACTTATGTTAAGAAGAAGATCGATAATTACGGTCTTCTTCGATGTAATCTTAAAATCAAGTTGATGATTAACTCATCACCGTTTTATTATAGTCTAGGTATGTTATCTTACAAACCTTTGACTAATCTGTCAGGCCATAATTTGCCTATTGGTACTGGTACTGTTTCACGTTTAGTGACACATTCCCAGAGACCTAAAATCTTTTTCTCACCTCAAGATTCACAAGGTGGAACCATGCTCTTACCCTTTTTCCATTACAAAAATTGGCTTCGTGTTACCGAAGCTGATGATTTTACGAATATGGGTTCCTTGCAATTGGATTCATTTACTGAATTGCGAAACTCTAATGGAGTTGTAGGTGGGAATGTCAGTATTCAAATTTATGCATGGGCTGAAGATGTCAAACTCTCGGCCCCTACAGCAGGACTTTCCCTGCAATCTCAATTACAAGACTTTATGTCTGAGGAAGATACAGGAGATGTTTGTTATGTCTGTGATTCTTTAATCAGTGATTGTGAATGTGAATTTGATACAATCGTAGATACATCATTACGTTTAGCATGTGATGAACAATCTTACGGTTGCCTTAAAAACACAACTAAGTTATTTAAATCTATAGCACGGATTTTTATGAAGAAAAGACAATATCAGCCCGTTGCCTCTTATTCTCTTCAATCTGGAGTTACCAATTTTATATCAAGGCAAGGTAAAAATGTCATGAATGTTATTAAGGAAACTACAGGTGTTCGAGATGAATATGGTAAGGGAGCTGTTTCTCGCATGGCCTCCAACATCGCCTCGTTTTCTGGGCAGTTGGAAGCTGTTCCTGCGATTAAACCTTTTGC